ACGCCGCCCCCCGCCATGCGATCAGGTGGATCAGATGCCCGTCACCGAGCAGAAGCCGCTCGGCCGGTACACCGCGAGCGCAAGGCGCTCGTAGAGCAGGACCGCGACCTTGCGCTCGGTGAAGTAGCTCGCGTGCTCGGTCGAGACCTCGACCGTCACGCCCTCGCGCCGGAACAGCTGCGCCTGGCTGCCGAACGCCCCGACGAGGCCGGTGTTCTCGGTGATCGAGGTCGTCACCGTGACCGGCAGGCCCCAGAGGACGCGGGCACCCGCGTCGCCGGGGTTGCCGAGGATGTAGACGCCGTCGACCGTCCGGGTGAGCCGGATGTCCTGCCAGTCGTTGGGGTGGAGGACGATCGCGTCGGGCGTCGAGTCGCCGGTGACCGCGACCTTCGTGATGGCCTTGTGGATCGCGTCCATCACCGGGTCCGCGCCCTTCGCCTGGGTCTGGATGCCCGAGCGGTTGAGCACGCCCCGAATGTTCGGCGCGCTGCCGTCGCCCGCGATGAGCTGTGCGCTCCGGCGGGTGTTGAGCATGTGCCGCAGTCGGCCGGTGACGTAGCTCTGGAGCTGCGCCACGTCCGCGAGCGTGTTGCGCGCGACCGGGAGCCAGACGTTGATCTCGCGAACGCTGTCGGTCGTGAGCGTGAAGTCGAGCGCGCTGTCGGTGTTGGCCGTGCCCTCGTCCACCTCGGCCGCGTTGTTCGTGAACGTGGTCTCGAGGTAGTAGTCGATCGAGCTCGACTCGGTGCTACCCGGCTGGAACAGCGGGGTGACGTCGGCGAGGAACTGCGCCGACGGCTGGATCGGCTGGCGGTCGGCCTGCGCCGTGATGTCCGCGGACGTCAGGAGCGTCTTCCACTCCGCGCCGCTGATCTCGAACGAGGCGGTGCCGGTGCCGCCCTCGGCGATGCGCTTGAGGACCGCGCCGCCGGCGGCGAGGATGTCGCCGAAAGAGCGGACCTTGACCCCCGGCACGGGCTCGGGCTGCTCGGGGTCGACCGCGCGGCCGGCGGGTGCGCCGCCCTTGACCTCGCGGTGCATCCCCTCGAGCGCGGCCACCTCGTCGTACTGCTTCTGCAGCTCGGCGAGTTCCTCGTTGCGCTTGCGAAGGTTCGCGACCTCCTCGGCGCTGAAGTTGTACGTGCCGTCCGGCTGCTTGCGCTCGTCGAACAGCTTGGCGATCGCCGACCGCTCCTCGTGGAGCCGGGTGGCGAGCTGGGTCGCAGTGGGCATGGCAGTCATCACTCCTCGGGAATCGGAAGGCCCGCCGTGATGGCGGGCCTGCGTGGTTTGCGGATTGCGAACGGAGTTACCCGATCGGGACTCCGTGGAACCGGGCAATCTCGGCAAGCGCCGCGATCTCCCGGTCGATGCGCGACTTCGGCGGCTCGGTGTCGGCAAGGAGCGCCTCGAGGTCCGAACGGGCGGTCCCGAGCGCGTCCAGGAGCGCGACGAGCCGGTCACGCGTCGCGGCAGAGAGCACGCGGCCCTCCTTCGCGCGGAATCCCGCGCGCTCCCGCGACCGATCAACGAACACCGCGACCTCCTTGAGGAGCCCCTCGAGGTGGTCCGCGTACGGCAGGCCGGGCCCCGGCCCGCCGCTCTTGATCGACATCGTGTGGGTGCCGAGCCCGGCCCCGACGAGGACCGGGCTCACCTCGAACACGTCGAGGCGCTTGAGGAACCGGACGCGCTGGCCGTCGTGCTCGCCGAACGAGTATTCGACGGGCAGGTAGCCGTAGCTGTACTGCTGGAGCTCGGCCATCGCCTTCACCGTGTGGTACGCGTCGCGGCCGGGACCGGTCTCCATGAGGAACTGCCCGGCGAACACCGCCCAGCTGCCCTGCTCGCTGATGGTCCCGCGCCCGACCGGCAGCGCGCCCTCCCAGCTGCTGTGCCCGTACGCGCTCATCGGCACGTCCTTGGTCGGGAAGGCGCCGGGGAGCGTGACGTCCCCGTCGCTGTCGACGACGCCGAGCTGGGCAAAGGCGAGCGTGATGGAACCCTGCTCGTCGAGCTTGAGGTCGTGCGCCGTGGCGCGCTTGATCTCGATCATGGCCTGGAGTCCTCCGGTCGGGGGATGCTCGACTGGCCGGCGATCAGCTCCCGGAGGAGGTCGATCGGGGCCATGTTCTGCGGAGCGAGCAAGGTGTCAGCGTCGCCTCCGCGCCGGTTGAGGTTCTCGCGATCCCGGATCTCGTCGGCGGTGATCGCGCCGGCCTGCCGCAACGTCCAGTAGGCGCGCGCGCGGCTCTCCGCGTTGCCGCGAAGGATCGCGTCGATCAGGTGTTCGGCGAAGTACCCGGTCCCAATGCCGACCACCTGGAGGTTGAGCTGCTGCTCCCAGCGCACGTGCCAGGCGCGCAGCGCGCTCTGCCAGTGATCGATGTTGCCGTCCTCGATGTTGGCCCAGGTCGCGCGGTCCCAGACGCCGACCTTCCACGGCGCGAGCCGGAGCATCCCGGCAATCTCGGTCGCGGACCACTTGCGCGACTCGAGCAGCTGCTGCTCGATCGGGCTGACGCCGATCGTCGCGACGCTCACGCCCTCCTCGAGCACCGCGGTCCGGTGCGCGTTCGAGAGTCCCGCGTGCGCCTCGTTCCAACGAGCCTTGAGGCGCGTCGCGGCATCGTCCGACAGCTTGCCCGGGTGCGTGAGATAGACCCCGGGACGGGCGTCGTTCGCGTAGAAGCGCCCGATGTACTCCTGCTGAGCGATCGCGATGCCGAGAACCTCGCGAGCGAGCCAGGTGAGGAGCGGATAGCCCGTGATCCCGTCGAACCCGAGGCCGGGCAAGTAGAAGACTTGGTCACGGCGGAGGTCCCGCATCTCGCCCGACGGCAGCGTGTACCGGTAGAACAGACGCCCCGTCTCCTCGTCGCGCTTCGGCTCGATCCGGTCGGGACGCAGCGGCCACATCTCGGTCACGAGGCCCCGCGTCCGGACCATCTCCGCGGCCGCGAAGCCCCACCCGAGGATATGACCCTGGAGCGTCTCGCGGAACACCATCGAGGTCATCTCGGGGTTCGGCGCGTCGTGGAGGACCGCGTAGGTCGGGTGGTCTATCGCGCGCTCCTTGCCGGCGGCGGTCCGCCGGTAGGTGATCAGCGGGACAGACGCGACGTCCTCGGCGATGACCCGGACCGCGGTCGCGTACGCGGGCACCTGCATCGCCCGGCGATGGTTCACGGCGACGCCGCTGGCGGTGACCTGCGCACGGATGCCGGCCCAGCCCCCGACGGCGCCGGTGCCCTGGTCGAACGCCTCCTTCACCGCCTTCGCGAGGATTCCCACGTCAGCCCTCCGCGCCGTAGCGAGCCACGAGGAGCAGCGCCAGCCCGAGGACGATGAATCCGGCCGGTGGCCATGCGAGCAGCCCGCCGATGAACAGCGACGCGATGCCGAGCCCGGCGAGTACGTCGGCGGTGGTGGTCGCACGGCGAAGCCGCACGACGACGCCGGGCCGGCGGCCCGGTTCGCTCTCGGTCATCGAGGCACCTCAGAGCACGAGGAGGTCACGGTCCTCGTAGATGGATCGGGCCTGGACAGGCGCGGGCATCGTCATCGCAGCCTCGTGCGCCAGCACGTCGGTGACCGCTGCGTCAATCCGCCCATGGTCATCGCCCTTCACGAGCACATATCGCGTACGGCCGTCGTTCTCGTCATCGCTCCGGACCGCTTTGAGGTGCGCGGCCAGCACGTGACGCTCGCACAGCGGATCGCCGTCATGCGTGTGGCTTCCCTCACGGAGCCCGGTGAGCCAGCGATCGACTGCTGGCGCAAATCGCCGGTCGCTGTTCGTGTCGAAGGCGAGGACTCGATCCGGATACCACATCGCCCAGCGCTCGATCTCGGTCCGCCACTTCGGCGTGTCGCAGAGCATCAGGCCGACGTCGTACGTCGCGAACAGCTCGCGCACGGCCTCCTCGACCTCTAGGCGATCGACCGTCCACTCGATCGCGCCCGGGTGCGCGGCCAGCCAGGCGAGCAACTCATCGCCACTCGGGCGCTCCCACGTTCGCCAGCGGAAGCTGTAGCCATCCGCGGTACACCCGCGGATCACGGTAGCGTCCTGACTGATCGACCCGTCGAAGCCGACGCCGATCCGGGTCCCCGCAGGGACGTCGCGCGGAGCCCTCCGTGCCTCCCATAGCCGCGGGTCAACAGCGCGCCCGGCACCGGTCGTCCGGATGTTGAAGAACTGCCGCAGCGCCCAGTCCCACGGCGTCCGCGGATCGCGGATGTCGCGAATGAGCCTCGGTCGGTGGATCCACGGCAGGTCGTCCCCGTAGGTCTCCCGGAGCGCCATGTCGAGCTGCTCGTCCGACCAGCGCGGATCCGGAGTCGTCCGCGGTCGACGGGCATAATGCAGGACGCCCGGGATCGGGCGATCGGGATCCGACTGCTCGGCAACCGAGCGTTGCCCGAGGATCGGGGCATTCGTCGTCTCGACCGCGCGGCCGTTCGTCTTCGCGAGGTTGAACCGCAGCGTCGATGCCAGCTTCGTACCCTTGCTCGAGGGGGTCCAGAGCCACGTCTCGTCCATGGTCGCCTTGACGATCCGCTGGCCCGTGCGCGAGCCGGAGCTCGCGGTAACCGGTTCGAGCACGGCTCCCGGGTTGTCACGGCGGTACAGTCGCGTTCGTCCGAGGTCGATCCCGAGCTCGTCGGCGACCGCTCCACCGCGAGCCGCGAGCATCGCGTACGCGGCCCCATACGTGTTGTCGGTCTGGTCCTCGGACAACGCAGCGATCTGGATCCAGGGTGCCGGGCGGCCGCCAGTGCCCCACGGGACGCCAACCGGCTCGCCGTTTGCATCCCACCCATCGAAGCACACCGGCCCGACGAACTCGACGATGTCGAGGGTGGCCGCGAACGGGCTCTTCCCCCATCCCTTGGCCTCCTCGAGGATCAGCGTCCGGTAGAGGTATTCGCCCGACGTCGGATGAATCTCGAACCATCGGACAATCCGGACCGCCTGCTCGTCGGTGTACCGCAGCGGCTTAGTGTCATCCGACGGGCTCGGCAGATGCGCGTACGTCCAGTCGAGGATCGCCCAGCCGAGCGACGGGAACGGACGCTCGGGCGTCGGGCCCCGCCAGCCTCTCACGCATTGACGACGCGCAGCCCGGCGTACGGGCCGGCGTCCCGATCGCGAGCTGGCTTCGCAACCACCTCGTCGCCTGCCGAGGGCCTCCACCGGCGGTCCTGCTGGCCCTTCGGCGTGATGCCATACGTGTCCATCTGGAGCCGGAGCTCGGAGGCGCGCGCGAACTCCCCGCGCTCGACCTGGTCGTACAGTCGCACGACCTGGCGGAGCCCCGGCACGTCGTCAGGGGTCCAGTGCGCGGCGAACCAGGCACGAAACCACGTCTCCCAGGCAACGCGTGCCGCGCGGGTCAGGCGCGCCGGCGGTCG